GCGAAGGGTGGGACCACGTAAGCGTTTACTTCAAGACTCGCTTGCCGCAATGGGAAGAAATGAATTGGGTGAAGAATTTGTTTTGGGCGGACGATGAGTGTGTGGTGCAATATCACCCACCAAAGGCTGACTATGTGAACATCCATCCGAATTGCCTGCACCTCTGGAAGCCGCAAGGTATCGAGTTGCCGCGCCCACCGACGTACATGGTTGGCCCGAAGTCCGGTCAGTCAGTAGAGGGAGCGGTACAGGAATGGAAGAAAACATTGGGTGCATTGTGAGGGCGAGCAGAAGAGGAGGGGTGGGATGAGTAGATATTTCATTGGTCTTACGGTGGGCATGGCGATCGCACTCGGCTTATCTGCCGTTTATTCGGCTGTGACACACGATATAGGTTGGGCGGTGTTTCTTGCCGTGCTCGCCCTGTGGAATGTGTGGAGCGCGGTGGACCAGATTCGCACGTTGCGAAATGAAAGTTCCAAACAATCAGACGAAGGGAAGTAGGATGAGGGCATGGAATATTACGACGACGGAATACCCCGATGCTATCAAGTTTATGTTGACGAACTCAAGAGAAAGATTTTGATGGCGCGAGCGGATCAAATTGCGAAGAGATTGGGAATGGACGACTAACCCAGTGTTGACTAGCGAAAGGAAATGAAGATGGCAAAACAACCAACAGCGTACGCACTTGACGGAAATGTTCACGAACTCAGTGAGGGCAATCACTGGGCTTGCGGAAAGGCACTGGACTGGTTTGAGGTAATCTGGTCGCCGTCGCACCAGAATTTCGACGTTATGTGCGAAGGCTTGCAAAGCTCCGATCCGGCATGGTTCTACGAACTTGACCGCGAGGCCCTTGTGTGTCTGCGCGACGCGATCAATACCGCGCTGTTGTTATCAAAGTAACCCTCCCGATTGAGCAAGTTGCGGAAAGGACTTTATGAACTACGACACAAGCAAGATTGACGAGGTGACCAAGTGACCACAAGCAACGTCGAGAGGACCAACTCCCTGAAAATCGAGGGGCTGTAACCCGCTTGCGGGGAATGGAGGAAGCGATGAAATCTACGATCAACACATATCAATGCGACATATGCAAGCAACCGATGAAATGGTGGCAACACCAACTGACAGTCACAAAGGGATTCGCGCCAGTCGAGAGATTCGGCGTTCTCATTGGGTTCGGAACATTCGGCATACCAGCAGCCGATACGTGCGTGTGCAAAGCGTGTGCGGCGAAGGCGATGACAGAAGCACTCAAAGAACTTGAGTCAGCGTGCAAACTTGAGAACGAGCTAAAGACTGCAGGATCGTTGCGGGAACTGAAGTTGATGGGCGAGGTTGGGGAACTCACGAAGCAACTCGCCGACCTGCGGGTGGATCGGGATACGTTGGCGGGTGAGGTGAGGGCGAGACGGTTGCCAAACGGCAAGACCGATGAGGAACACGGCAAACGCTGGCACACGGTTCAGGCAGCTATTGAAGCAGTCAACGCATCCGGCGCACTCACCCGCGCGGGAAAGGACCACCAATGACCACTCCCGAAGATTTGGCGAAGGCCGAGCAGATTGTTCGTAAGCACTGCGGGGCAAACATTCGCGCCACTGGTCCAACAGTGACCGACGACGATTGGGAACCGGGGTATGCCGGTCTACGCGACACCATCGCCGCCGCACTCGCCGAGGCAAGGACCACACCGAAGCCCGCCGCTGAGGTTGTGGAGGCGTTGGAGGAACTTCTATCCGAGTGTGAGTCAAGCTACAACAAAGATAGCGAGTGTGTCACCGACGATCACGAAACGCTGTTTGGAAAAGTGACGATGGGTTCTATCCACAAAGCCCGCGCCGCACTTGCCGCACTCAAAGCGAAAGGGACAGACAATGAAGGTTAAACCGATGACAACTGGCGAAAAAATATCTTGCAACAACTGGGGAACTTCACTTAACGAACTGCGAGGGAATTACTCAGAGAGTGGGCGGGGCGCGAAAGCGTTGGCAGCGAAGATCGACGCCGCAATCCGCCGCGCACTCGCAAAGCAGGCGAAGGAAGCGAATGCGAACGCGATGACACTGGCGCATCACGCGGCGGCGGGAACGTACCCGCTACCGGGTCGCACGGCTGGGACTGGCGGCAAGGTCAAGCCCAAGAGCGGGGCGAAGAGGGGGAAGAAAAATGTTAAACGAATCTGAGATATTTATTCAAATTGCCGACGATGCAAACGAGGCTGGCGAGGTTGACGAGTGCCTAGCCGCAAGCTCTACGGCGATGCTGACGCTGTTCGACGGATACGAACCCGAACGCAAGAAAGCGTTCAAGGCGGGTCTGTTGTTTGCGGCGGTAACAGTTGCAAAGGCAGAGGGCGACACCGTGCTTATGCACATGCTTGTGGAAATATCGAAAACGCTGGATACCAGAAAGAAAGGTTAATTATCTTGCGATGGTTATGGGAGTGCCCACCGATTCCACCAATCCTTGAGCCGTTTCGCGCAGCCGCAGCCCTTAAAGCTGGACGGGTGCGGGTGGGCCGGGTGGCGTAGCCATATCCAAAGCCTTGTATCCATCGGTACGCGGTAGAACGTCAAGCCGAGGCTTCTGGTTAATCCTGAGCCTTCTCTGAACTTGTCGCGCGGGCATGTCCTGCGGTCGCGTACTTCATGCCGGTCAATTGTGCAGACCGTCACTTTTACACCATCGACCATGCCCGTTTCCGAGTCCGCGCAGGCGTAGCACATTGCCGCAACTTCTCGCGCGTCAAGTGGACAATCGCCGTTACATTTCTTGGCGCAGCTCATCCGATTATCCCCCCGGCATCACGCACTCCGCCGTTTCCGATACCGTTCTGGTCGCCCTGTCTACGCCGCCCGATTCCGTTGCACCCAAGCGGGTCCTGCGGTTCGCAGGCGTCTATTCGCGTGAACTGAAACGAGCTTGTGCCCGTCGCCGTGTTGAGACTTCGGAATATTCGCGGTTGGTTCTGTGGCTTGGAATAGGTTCGTCGCGTGTAGTTGTAAGTGGCGTAGCCGCTTGTGCCGTTGAACGTGATGTTCCAACTTACCCGCAGTTCGATTGTCGGAACGCCGTCGAAGAATGCGGAGTCTTGCGTGAATGAGCCGCTGCATGGCGTGAGCATGGACGCCTGAATAGAGCCGCGAACGAATAGATTGGTGAGGAATGAAACGTCAGGCGTGTCGAGTCGCAAGGTTGCCTGCGGGTTGCCCATTCCGATCATAAAACTGATTACGTTGGCAGCGCGCGTAATCGCTCCACACTGAATCGGGCTAAGGCTCTGCGCGCTTTCGCGGCCTGTTCCGGTGGTTCCACTTACGGTGCGTTCGACGTATTGGCCGGGGCCTCCCTGAATCCATCGCGCGGAGACTGTGGTATCGGATCGGTGGGTCTGCACCCTTGCCGTGCTGTTGCACCGATTGGGAACGGGATCAACGTCCACGCAATCGTTCGTGGTGACCGCCACCGTTTGCCGCGAGATGGTTTCGTCGTAGGTTACCGCGCCGTTGTCGGCGTACACCTGATAGATGGAATTGCTCGATGATGTGGCGTCGATTTTGTAGCTCGACCCGCACTCAATGCACCGGTCGAACCCGTCGCACCCGCGCCAAAGCATGGACTCGCAGCACTCGGCACACACCACGCAATCGTCGCACGTTGCCAGCCGTGGATTTGTGAAGGTCGCAACGGGCAGCGCGGGAATGTCCAGCCGATACCCACACCCCGGATTCCAGAAGCATTTAGAGCAATTGCGGTCGAGTACGTAGCACTCTTCTGGGTTGGTGCCAAATTGGATCAGGCGACACGGTGTTAATGCCGCATCGTTCTCGGCTATCCACTGTCGCCAAGTCTTACCCGAAATGTCAACCGCGCGGTCAAGGTCGATCCGCCAGAATCCGTAGGCGGTTGTAGTGTCTGGACAATAGCGGTCGCACTTTCGGCGCAGGACTGGACCGGGGCAAGTTCGGCAACACCGCGCGATGCAGGCAGCAGTGGCAAGTATTACTTTGCCCGCGCGGACCATAACTCTCGCGGCTTTCGTCATTACCGCGTTGTCGTTCATGGCTAGGACCCTGTACCTGGAACACTGGCAGAAGTGCGAGGACCGCCGGCAATATACGTGATTGGGTTTGTGAACGTCAACACCACACCAGCTTGCGGGTTCATGTTGAAACTAGCCGATGCCCATACGCGAGTGTTCGTGAAGGTCGTTGCTCGCGTCAAGTTCTGAACGGTGAAGCCGCCCAGAATATTGGCAGTAGTAATCGACCCGCCTCGCCAATCGGTGTTGCTATTGGGTCCGCCAGTGAACGTAGTACACGCGATGAGATTGTCGTAAATAATCCAGCCGCCGTGATTGACGATCGTCGTTACGCCGCGCTTGAGGATGACCATGCCGCCTGCAATTGTCAGCGTGGTAATCGGCGTGCCGTTGGACTCATAGGTAGCTGTACCGCCCGAATGGTTGACGGTCGTAACGACTGTGGACTGGTTTACATTGACCGTACCGCTTGCTTGCTGAATTTCGGTGAATGTGCCGCCGAGAATGTTGGCAGTACCGGGTCCGGCTTGAACGAACAAGCTGCAAAGGTTGGCGGTAGTCGGTGCCGCGCCCGCGCCTGCAATGTTTGCCGCCTGATAATTTAGAACCCCGCCGCTTGCCGAGTTCGTAAACTTGGTTTTGGTCCCCATCTTCAGGGGGTCGGATTGGGTTCCGACGCTACCCGAAAACGTGGCTTGAATGCTGAACGTATCGACTCCAGCAATAGCCGAGCGGTCTACGTCAAGCGTGATGGCTTGAGCCGTACCGCCCTGCGCGTCGATAATACACGTAGCGTCTTCAACGATGCCCGTTGCGTCCGACCAGTTGACCGGGAGAACACTTGTCGCGCCGGTATTGAGATATGTTGCTGCGCCTGCCATAAATTACTCCCTGCCTGAAAGTGAGACGGTTATAAGCGAGTCAGAGCCTTCGGCGGCTGTTACGAACGGCAACACCCACCGATAGCCTACTGAAAACTGTGTTGTTGATTTGTTTGAAGTCGTTAGCGTGGAAACGCCTGATAGGGCTACCCAAGCATCCTCGGGCGCGTTTAGGTCGTTGGATTGTTTGAGAGTTAATACCGCTGTTGTCCACGGCCCGGCCCCTTGTGAAGCGGTCACGCTGGCTGTAGACATACCAGAGGTATCGAACGCGGCCAAACGCCCCCGCGAGGTTGCCCGCTGCACGTATCGGATGTTCACGCCATCGAATGTTTGGGTTTTCATTATGCACCCTCGCAACTTGGGTCGTAGTCGAAACCTTCGATGATAAAGAATTGCAGGTTGCCCGCTGTCTCAAAGCAAAGAACAGCCGTTCCGGGGGTTGCTGCAACCGTTTTGATTGCATCGGTCAATCGCGCATTGTGCGGAGTTACGCCCGTTGCCCGCTGATTGCCGTACTCAAATTCCACGTCAACTGTGTAGCTGATTTGGGAGGCCGGTCCGGGGTTCGTTCCCTGCACGCTTACGATGATCGCCGGACGAATTACCGCGCTCATGTCGCCCCCAATCCGGGCAGTTGCCGCCATGAGTTGTAAAGGGTGGGGTCGTCGCGTTTGCCATAAGGCATGTTCACAATTTCAGGCTTTGGAACGTCCGGGCTTTGCCCGTATTTCGGAATCGCCAAAAGGTAGTGGTAGGGCTTGCGAATGAGTTCGGGGCTTGTGCCAGCGATAGAAGGCGGATATGCGAGGTTTACAAACTGATCGACGGCGAACGGTTGCGGCGTGCCCGGATCGTAAAACCAAGTGTAATACACTTCGTCGAATCGGTTGTCTATCGGCTGAACGTCCGAGTCAAGAAAAAGGTATTTGATACCGTCAATCAAGTGAATGCGGCGGGCCTGACCAACCATGTTTGCAATGTCGGCAATTGAGAGTTTCGGCACCGCTATCTTCGCCGTGAGAATCGGGTAGGTTTCGGTCAATTGCGTATATGCGTTGTCTGCCGGTTCCCATGAGAAAATTCGGGTGCCCGCAATATTGTTCAGCACCTTTGTTTGCAGATAGAAAATCGGAATCTTCACCGTGTTGGTGGTCTTGCCGAATCCGTACCGCACCTTGAACATGTCGAAGATTTGCCATGTTCCACTTCCATCGGTGGTATACATGCATCGAAGGTCGAGGCGACCATCTTCAAGGGGTGCAAATTCGTACTTATCGAGAAACGCGCGAGGGTATTGCGGATGGGGTGTTCCGAGCTTCGGACAATCCGCGTCCAGCAAAAGCGCGGGAACGTCTTCGTAAAGCGTCCAGAATGAACGCCCAAGCACCTGCCGCCCGTTTATGTCGATCGTGCCTTCGGTGCTTTCGATTCTCTCTGCCATCATAGAGGAAGCCATTAGCGCATCCCCCTTACTGCCTGATTGAGATTCTGGACGTTGCGTAGAAGGTTTTGGAGGATGACCGTTTGTTGATCGCCGTTGCCGCTTGAGAAGCGACCGATAGCGGATTGAGCCGCAGACCGTTGAATCTCTCGGTTCTCGGCATCGCGTGCGCGACGTTCGGCATCGAGGCGAAGTTGAAATACCTTGTTTGTGACTTCAATAGTTTTTTGTATGTCCGCTTTCGCCGCCGCATCGCGCGTCAGGTCTTGTTGTTTTTTCAGGTCGTCAAGTGCCTGCTTGCGCTCCTCAAGGATTCGACGCTCGCCGTCAACGGCTGAGACTTGATACGCGCGTTCGGTGTCGTAGAGCTGTTTTGACGCTTCGTTTCGCTCGCGTGCCTTAAGCTGTTCCATCGCGCCGCGTTCAGCCGAATTGATTTGCTCCTCGCGTGCCCGCTTCTCGGCGTTGTCGTAGAAGTAATCTACCGCCCGGTCGATCATTCCGCGTTCACGAAACTCTTTTTCAAGTGCCTCGCGTTGGGCAGCCGCACGCTCTTTGATCGCAAGGGTCGTCCGCTGAATATCAGACAGCCCGACCGTTGTATCTATCTTTTGAGAATTGGTAGTATCTTTAAGAACTTCGTTCAGGTCCGCCTGAGCGTTACGCCACTTCTGAACGCCGTCGTACAGCTTCTGGAATGCCACCACAAGCGACCCGGCACCCACCAGCCTGCCAAGCACGGTTGAGAGACGATCGCCCATTAAGGTTGTGTGCTTGACCGTGGTAGCCGTTTCGTCGCCAAGCTTCTTTGTTGCCGCCGCCGCCTCATTCACCGCCGCGCCGTAGTTGCGAACCCTCGGCACTTCACCGATAAGCCCGCCACCACCGCGCCCGCCGCTGGTTAACGCCGCAGCCGCTACCGCAGCACTTGCGCCGCCCGGACCATTAACCCCGCCCATTGTCATACTCGGGCCAGCCGAGAACCCACCGATACCGTTCACACTCGCCGCCGCCTGTTTCGCGTGTGTCACCACCGAGTCAATTTTACGGTTCGCCTCTTCGACCCCCGTTGCATTGACCTTGACATTGACGTTGCCGATTGTGTTGCCGGTGTCTGACAATCGCGTTCCTTATGCTGGTGTGAGCGGTCCCGTACCACGAAGGCCAAAGCGAACTTCTAACGGTTGATCCATCTGCCAAGTAAACTCAACCGATTCCCAGAACGCCGAACCCGTCCAAGTGCGAGGCGCAACGCTGTCTGCATACCAGACAAGGTTCTTCGTAGTGTCCCAAAGCGGAATAGGAATCACGCTGCCAGACCCGCCAAAGATCGCGGAAAGGTTGCTGCCGTTTGTTGGCGTGATCCCGTCCGTGCCCGTCATCTGGTATGAAAGCCGTTGAGGACCGGGGGTTGAGGTGTCGGAATCGTGATTCTGTGAGTTAATAAATGCCACGCCCGCAAGAGTCGGATCGGCCGCGCCATCTTCGCACAACTTGAGCGAGAAAGATGTGTACGAGGATAGAGCCGTGTTCGATGATTCCGGAATCGTCATCGCCGTACCCTGATCGACTTCGCATTCAAAGGACGCATCCCATTCCACCAGCTTTGATGGCCGAAAGTATTTCCACGTTGCCGCATCCGTGCTGATCGCCGCCGAAGTCGATGAGGTAATATCAAAAGCCGGGAAGCGAATGGACAAGCGGCCAGACTGCACAAACGAACGAGCGGTACCGCCAACGGTCAGAACCGACCGCGCCCCAATGTCACGATTAACAGCCGGATACCTAGCTGCAATATTTGCAGTCCATTCACGCAAGCCTGCACGCATCTTGCGAGCCGCCGCGCCTTGTGCGGTAACGTTGAGCGGCGTATTGCTTAAAGCAATCTGGTGAGAATACGGGAGGCAGGACCCCGTTGATTGAGTCGCTGTCCGCATCATCGCAATTAGATCGGTGTAAAAAGCGTCAATCGAATAAAGTACGGCGTCCGCGCCTTCTAGTGGATATGTAACTGCCATGAATCAACTCCTATGCGGGGACCCGCGATACGCCAACACTGAACTTCTCTGTCCGAACAATTACGTCTTCAAAGCCGTCGTAAAAAGCACCTTCGCTGATAATCGTGTTTGCGAGCCAACCGTTAGCATCCGCGCCAAGTGCCAACTTGTGGCAGTGCAGTCCGTATGTTGGCGTTCCTGCATTGGCCGTGTCTTTATTCGCATCGCCATAGATTCGCTCTCCAACCGGACCGAGGTTGGTTAGACCGTTTCGAGAAAGATCGACGACCATGACCGCGAACGAAACTCGGAACCCGTCTGAGCGTTGTGCGTGTTCTGCTTTATCGTTTGTCGTCGGAGTAACCACGATGTACTTTTCGGTATCAACCGTGATATTGCGGAGCGGCCCTCGCATCTGGTCGATGAGTGTCGAGGCGATTATCGCCGTTAGAGTGGCATCGGATGCCAGCCGAGTGATTACCGCGTTCACCGTTGCGACTTCGATCGTGGTAGTCATCGCACCACCGCCCTATTCGCACCTTCGACGAACCAGCCGGGGATGCTGCCAAGCGAGGACTTGAGCGCGGGGCCGAGGAACGGACGCGCCGTGTGATTCGTGACTTTCTTGAGAATGTACCAAACGTCTAGCTTGCCCTTGCCCGCGCTTGTCGCTAGAAGTGCCGTGCCCGGCTTCTTCTTAAGTTTGACAAAGAACAGGTCAACGCCAGCCGCGCGGGGGCCGTACCCGTACTTCCCGATTTCCTTCGCCGCTGGTTTCACTGGGATCGCCAGCCATTGCATCTTGACGGGCCGAACTTGGCCGCCTTTTTCGGTGAGCCTTGATGCAATATTTGTCGCCCGAACTTCCGCCGATGTGGGAGAAAGCAATTGAGCGACGATGCCAGACTTGAGCCGGTTGCCGCGCATCGAGGTGGAGGTGATATTGCCTTGTGCGATTGGCTTGATGTGGTCTACTACGTTCTTGAGTCCGGCAGATACCGCACGGGCGAGAAAGTCGCGCGTGTTGATCTTCGGTTCAAACGTGACCGATACGGAGGCGTTCATTCGATGCACTCCAAATCCGCCACGAACACATGCCCCTCGCCGCCAGAGGTTTTCAGTGGTCCTTTGAAGCGATACTTAAAGCCGGTATTTGGCCCAGCCGTGATCGTTAGAAGTGAGTCTTTAGTTGCGCCCGTCCCCGGTCCAAACATGCCGCGTGCAAACCGCTCGCCTGACATGCGTTCATTCATCATCGTGTTTCGCCCGCCAGAATCCTGAACAGAACACTTGATGCCGGTGGTATCGGTATAGGTGAGTTGCACGTCCATCGAATCCGATCGCGTGTTGACCGGAACGCGAAGAGTGGCAACTTGCCGAAACATCTTAAACGGGGTCTTCATAGATTCCCCCCGTTCACATATCCGCCGAAGATTTCGCGGAGGTACGCGGCTGTGCTGCGATTGTCGAGCGCACCAAACGAGATGGAATGGTCGAGAACCGATTCGGCGCGGCGGGCCGGGTCTTCGCCTGCTTTGGCATAGAAATAGTCCACCGCCTGTTGCATCGCCTGTTGAAGTGCCGTGTCGGAAGATGCGGAGGCCGAGCCGCCAACGTAAATGATTTTGTAGTTGAGGACGCCCTCTTGCGGGATCGCAGGCCAATCGGTCAACTCGGGGCACGTTTGATAATTGGCTGTGTCTCGCCATGCCCAATCGAACCCGGTAAACGCCAGCAGGCCCGTATCAAGGTTGGCGCGGTAGTTGTCGGAGTCGATCGCAAGGTATTGTGTGGGGCTGTAGTAGACTTCTACGCTCGTTACAGACTGAATCGGGTAGGTTCGCAACTGGATCGACTGAGCGGCCTGTGGGACCGTGTACCATTCTGTGAGAGTCGTTGTCTCAAACTTGAGGCCGAGAAGCCGCTGCACGGTGTCCTGAGTGGACGTAATGATCGCGCTCAACTGGGTGTCGTTGTCCGTTCCGGTGATTCCGGTGAGAGCTTTGTATTGGGCGAGAGTGAGGACAGCCATCGACTCCCCTTAGTTGACGACGAGAACCTCGACGGATGCCGTTCCAGCGCCGGATACAACGCCAGCAGTGGTCATAAGTAGCAAGAGCCAAGATGCGCCCGCAGCGTCGCCCACAACGCCAGTAAAAGGGCTTGTGAACGTAACCCAATCGGAGTACCGCCAAGTCGTGTCGCGCTTGTCTGTAGCCGCAGTTTCTGCAAGGCTGATTGGAGTAGCAGCGCCAGACAAAGCGTCGAGCCTGCAAAACTCAATCGTGCCATCGTCGGCGAAACCCTGTGCCTCGGTCGGTTCGGTGGTCGTGAATATGCCAATCGGCTGAACAACAACGTTGGTTGAAAGTGATTCCGCCTGTGAATACTTCACGCGAAAGAACACTTTGGCACCAAAACCCAACTTTACTAGTACGTTATTTGCATTCGTTATCGAAAGTGGCCGCAGGATTTCCGCTGCACTGTTTACCGTTCCGGCAACACTGACAATTGCGGTTTCGATTACTCCTCCCATCGTCGTCGGACACACCGCCTGAGCGCCCGCAGGAATGATCGGATTCGCCCTCTTGATTAGCATTGCCATCGTCTATCCCCTTGGTACGCGCGGGAGCTTTCCGCACTTTGTTTGCTGGTGAACGCCGCATAAAAGGTTTGCCGTCCCTTTCGAGGCGGCAGAACCGGAACTGAGATGAATCAGGCTGATGGATAGAGGACTTCGACCGCGTTGACTTCGGTAGCCGAGGTTGGGACTGCACCGATAACGCCCTGTGCGCTTGCACTGACGAGCGTTGCGCCTGCACCGGCAGTAATCAGAACGCCGAGGTAGCGTTTGCGAGTGCCACCGACCGGCACGTAGCAGACGAATCGTTTACCGGCAGCGTTTGCGGCTGTCAGGTTTGCAACCGTGAACGTACCACCGCTGACAGTGGTGGATGCTGTAAGCCAGTTGGCCGAGCTACCGGCGCTTGCGATAGTCGCGGTGTGTTCCTTGATGATGACGGCGCTTGCATCGGCTGCCATTGTGCCGAAGTCGATAGTGATTTCGACTTCGGAGTAGGGCGCGCCCAAATCGCCAAGGTCAACAAGGTTGATGAGAGTTGCGTTCGCGCCGTTGATTGAGATGGGCGGAACGATGAGAACTTTGCGGGTTGTTTGGAGCAGTTTCATGAGAGACAGTCTCGCTTTCTTGAATCGGAATTAGGTGGTCTTGAGGCAGACGATGGGGCCGTAAGTGGTGGCGGGAACGCGACCGTCGCCGCAGATATTCACGCAGCCACGGGCACGAACGCGGAAGGACACAAAGCCGGTGTCGAACTTGAAATGCTCGCTGGAAGCAACTTCAAGAGTTGTGCGGCGTCCGATCATCGAGCCGCCAACGAAGTCACCGAAGTAGGTGGACTTCACGGCGCTGCCGCTGGCAACCGCCATGTTGTTCTCTTCGAACACAACGGGGAAGCCGAGGAACATCGCGTCGGCCTTGATGCCGTTGACCACAACGCCCTGCCCAATATCCTGCGGGCGAGTACCGCCAGCAGCAAGGGCGAGTTTGCACATAACCTGCACGTAGTACTGACGCGATGCAAGCCAAGCGAGGCGGCTTGTCTTCACGTTCTGGACCGAACCAATCAGGCCAAGGTGATCGTTCAGCGTAAGTGCAGACCACGAGTTGCCTGCGCCTGAGATGTAAGCTGCGGTAGGAAGCGCGTTCGCAAGTCCGACTTGGTTGCCGTAGGTGGCCGAACCGTCGCCAAGAATGAAGTCGGTATCTTCACGAATGTCACGGGCTTCACCGCAGGTCGCGGCAAGGTCGTCGGCAACGCTGATAGCCGCGTCGTCGATGAGGTTCTGTGGAATGTCGATGATTCCGCCCATGTCGCGGGCGGTGAGGAGAACGTTGTCATAGCTGTTCTGGGTCGATGCGTACTGGCCGGTTGGGAGGCGGTGAGACAGGCTGAAAATGCCGGTCTTGCGCTTGGCCCAAGTTGATTCGCTTGTCATCGTGACGATATTGGCGAGTTTACCGGCCGCGCCCGCAGGCTCGGTCGAGTAGAGCATACCGGCGAGAATCTGAGGATCAATCAGCGAACCGCCGCCCGTGTTGGTGTAAACCGACTGGGCTTTGGTGATGATTTCAAGATCGCGGGCCTTCTGCGAGTAATCCTTCTGGACTTGGTTGAACACCTCGTAGCGGAAAGATGCAGCGGTGTACTCAGCAAGATCGCCCTCGCCAAACACCGTCAGACCGCGAGCGGCCTTCTGGTTGTACGCCTTCTTGAGCATCTCTTCGCGGCGACCCTTGACGATACCGGCAGGCGCTTCGTGGCTTTCCACGATTGCATCCATGCGGGACATGTCGCGTGCTTTGGTGCTTGGCTCGCTTGTGGGGAACTTGAACGACTTGCGTTCTACGTTCTCCCATGAGCCGTCGAGATCAATTTCATTACCTTCAGCATCTTCCAGCTTGGTAATCTTCTGCGCTGCAAGATGTGACTTGATGGCCGCTAGGTCTTCGCCGCCCTTGTATTCAAGGTGCTTTGCGAGCAGTCCCAGCAATTCGATACGGGTCTTCTTAACTAACATTGTGTGTACCTCAATCAGAAAAACAACAGGAAACGATTTCGTTTCGTGGTCTTTCCGAGTCTGAGGCAGGGCACAATGCCGAGCGACCGAAGGGATGGGCCAGTCAAACTATTTCAGGAGAATCGAAAGACTCTGCCTGCGGATGGCAACTCACCACCCAAGCGAACTATACGCCCGCCTAACGTATCAAGTCCAATTGCTGAAGCCTGCTCTTTGGTGAGCAGCGATTTAACGACCAAACCCGAAACCAATTCAAACCGCTTCTCGCCGGACAGCATGCCAGTAGCCGAACAACCCGCGCGGGCATTGCACGGCATCGGCGTAGTGCTGAACTCGATCAGCTTTGACTTGCGGTGGATCACCTTCGCCAGCGGAAACCGCTTCTTTTCCATCTCGTTTGGCGAGCCGGACTCGTGCGAATCGAACCCGATAGAGATGCCGTAGTGCCCGGCCTGCCGAATCTTCTCAAGGGTGTCGTCCGCCAGCGGGTTCTTAAGCCCATCGTAAATTCGGGCGCGGAACTTCAGCGCCCGCTTGTTGGCAGACAGCTTGACATATCGAATCACGCCGATATTCGATTCGCTGCCGTACTGGTGATCGGCGTACATTTGCTTAACAGTGTTGATATACGAAAGGTCCATGCCTTCCGGCAATACCACTTCCTCCGATTCGTCTACGTCATCGGTAGTGCAAACTCCCTCAATATCACGGTCACCGTTTGAGCCGTAAACCTCAAGATCAACGGACTTGAAGCCGAGAATGCCGATCTTTGCCTCTTCGACCCCCTTGTAGGTGGCGCGGTGGCGGCGGCGGATGCTGTCGATAGCTAGGTCTGAAAGGTCTTGGTCAAGAATCATAAAGCCTCCAATGGTGGCCGGTTGTGATAAACTACTGTGCAGTAACAATTTACGTGAAACGGTGGATGGGTTTCCCCATTCAAATACGGTTGAGTGATCGGCGTCGATCCGCCGCGCGCGTTCTCGTCAACCTTGTCAGCGATGCACAATTTGCATGGAACGGGGCCAAGGTACAGAGTCTTAAACGCCAGCCCGTGAGCCTTTGCAAACTCCTCGGCAGCAACCTCGGAGGCATAGGCGATTTCGTTCGCGGCGATGATTTCAGCCCGCTCTTTCGGGTACCCAGCGGCTTTCAGGTCCTCGGCTACCTCTTGCACGGTCTTCCCATCTCGAACGCCCTCGCTGATTGCCTTGCGAATGTCGTTGTTGGTGGTGTTCGTGATCTTCTCAATCATCGTGACTCGCCTTTCGTCGGCGATACGGATAGGGCCTGCGGGCGAGATTGGTTTCAGGCCGGTTTGTGCTGCGTCGTCCGCAATGTTCGCCTTAATCGCCTCCCGTTGGCCCGTGGCGATGATCTTGTCGAGTTTGGCGACCTTGGCAGGCGGTACGCTGTACTCAACGTGGACGCCCATTGGTGGCGGCGTGACGATTGCCGGGGCATCCGGGACAACAATCGGCGGCGTAACCGGGGTAGAAGGTGCAAGTCCGGGAATGGTCGTTACCGTGGCATCCTGTTCAACCGTTGCCAGCAGCGAAAGGAACCAGAGAATCAACGCATCCCGCGTTTTCTCCTCTTCCTTCTTCTGGCGCTCAAGGTCCGCCGCGTCCCGTTCATCGAGCGTGGCGATAGCCTTGACGCGGGAAACATCGCCATCATTCCCGCTCACGCTGTCGAGAGACTTGGCCTTGGGGTCTTTCTTGGGTTCTGAGTCGTCTTTAGGATCGACCTTCGCCGGTTCGGTGGGCTTGTCAGAGAGAACGTTGCCCTTGAAGCGCGGCAATGCACCCAGACCGTTGGGAAGCGGATCGCGGCCAAGCTCCTCGCGCGCTTCGTCGTAGGTAGTAAACCCGGAATCGCACTCGCGCTGCAGGACTTCCACAAGGTCCGCGCGGTCCTCATCGGTTGGCGGGTCGTATGCAAAGAACTCGTTTTCACCGATCAACCCGCGTTTCCTGAATGCTCGCGTTTCGTCCGCAGCGTCGTTACAAAGTAGCGGCCAGATAGTTCCGTCGATCCATTGTTTCATCGCCAACTTTGCCACCGACAACGATCCATCATTCGGGTCTGTCAGAGAGTGGGGGTATCCGTAGGCGTTGCAAATCACAATCAGCGCGGTTTGCTGCCCTTCCAGATATTCCATCTCATTGGGCGGGAACCCGAAATTCACAACCTCGGCCAACTGAGCGACCAGCGGCTTACCTGAGTTGAACACGCCGGTAATGTCACGCTTGACCGTTTCTTTGGCCTGTTGAACCGCTATCGGCGAAAGCGTGTCAGGTAGCTTGATCGCATAAGGTGGCCGGCCACCGTTCTCCCATCGCTTACCCTCGGCAAGCGTCGCATTCAGCATGAGGTTTTGATACTCGATACACGCCTGCATTGGCGCAACACCTACATACGGGTTATCAATGCTCGGACGGTGAAACAAGTGGTCAATGTCTTCGTAAGAGAACATCACGTCGTTTGAACGCTCGCGCGAGTAAATAAACCCGCGAATCATCGGATCGTTGCGGTCTACTACGGGACGAACGAACTGCGGGCGCATGCTGTAAAACGCGTCGTTGCCGTCTTCCCACAAGCGGTAGTAGTTTCCCGCCGCCTGTTTGCAGAAGTGTTTGAGGTATGAGAACGTCTGCCCAGATTCATATGGATTTGGTGTGTTGAGAATGTCAAGAGCCGCGCCGGATGTAATTTCTGTCTCGCTGCCGGTGTAGCTCTTGCCCCGCACCTTGCGAAGATGCCGAAGAGTTGCCTTGCCAGCCTTGCCACCGGCCATGCGGTAGAGTCGCATCGGTGTTGCCGACATAATCGCCGCGCCCTTGTCGGACAGGATCGCGGGCCATTGGCGCAGCTTCGCCACGTACTCCGCCGCCCTTGGTGTTGCCCATCGCGTAGTAGACGCATCGGCGGTGGTAACCGTCGAGCTAATCCAGTGCTGTTCCGTTGGTTGGGTTGGTGCAAACGCATTACCGACCTGCTGAATTGCCTTTAGAAACCGGCTCATTTATCCGCCCTTCTTTCGACTCACAAACCAAAGCAGTAGACCGATCGGTACAAACGCGAACGCCAGACCAAAGAACACCTTTGGGGAGTATCCGAATCCCCACGCGATACACGCGGCGGATAGGAACGCCGCTGCGAGTGTGGCGCATAGACCGATGTAGAATGCAATTGATTTCAAACGCTCTCCCATCCGAAGTCGTCGTCCTCGGTAATTGATCTTGCTAGGTGTGGCTCACTGTCCGCGTCGATCGCGTGAATGAATGGGACGGGGCTACGAACCATCCGACCCCACTTGTCCCGCGCGAGTGCCAACGCACAAACACAATCGTCGAACAATCCTTCTGGCGCAGTGTACGTAACGCCTGTTCTCGTGTATTCGTACTCAAATGATTCAAGTTCTGATCTGAGAATGGCGTTTGCCAACCGCATATTCCCCGATTGAATCGCCGCCGCCAGCCCTTCCATGATCTGTTGTTTCGACTTTGAAGAGAAGTTGAACCCCTCAACTTCGTTGCCGCCATCGTGCTGCATTTCTTCGACAATGGGATTGCCTACGCCCGTCGCGTCCATCATCGCCGGTGCGTCAAGAATCCGTAGCAGCTTCGCCTTAGTGTCGCGCCAAGGCCCCTGCCAGCGTTCAAAGAAACATTCACGCCCCAACTCATCCAGCCCGATCACTACCGTCCAATCGTGCGACTTCGCAAGATCGACGCCGTAGCAAATCGGCTTGCCCGGTGTGTACGGGGTGAAGCATTCTGCAATGTACTTGATGCCGAAGGGGTTGCCTTGATCGTCGGAAGGCTCAGCAAGGTACAACTCACGGAACACCGCGTCGGGGAGAATCGCTTTCGCGTCTTCGATTTCGGCGGCGTCTAGTACGCCAGCCTCTACCGCGTCGTATGCCGTGATCTTGTGGAACGCCATATTCGGCGCGCCCTGTTTTGCACGCTCGCCAAGTTTGTACGCCCAGTTTTTGCGCCCCTTGACGTTACCGATGATTCGGATAGGCCCCTTGGTGGCGGTCAGTGTCGAGCGAATCGCAAACCAAGACCCTTCCTTGCAACGGCTCGCCTCATCGACTACCGCGCCGTACACGTCCTCACCGTAAAGGCTGTCGGGCTTATCAGAACCTTTGAACCAGATAAAAGTGTTCTGCCCCTTGAGGTGAATGCGGCGCTTGGTGTCGTTAGATTCCCAAATTACTTTATTTGGGTCCATCTTGAACAGCATTCGTTTCAATCGCGTGTAGGCGATTTCACTGACTTCAACCGTTGGCGCAACCCACCAGAAATTAGCCCCGTTCATCGTGCAATTCCACGCCATGAACAGAATCCACGCCATGCACGCGACGGTCTTGCCCGCTTTGGTCGATGCCCAACACAACGAATAGCGAGCGGGATCGAAGATTGCCGCGTGTTGTTTGGGGTAGAGCTTTGGGATTTTGAGGGAGCATGTTTCCACTAGAGTTTGGTGCCTCCGTCAAACTCGGCCACGTATTGACGTTGAACGAAGTTCTCTGTTGCTTTGCCTTCATCGAGCCTTGCGTTCTTTTCTGCCAAATGCTCATCCGCCTGCTGCTGCCCTTCGAGCATCGCCAGCGTCCGCACGCACGAGTCTATTTCACGCACGCTCCCGCGCTCGGTTGCCAGCTTCAGCGCGTACGCCTGAGCCTTCACCGCTTGGGCGCGTAGGTTGTCATCAAGCCCGCGCCAACGCCCGCCCGCCTTCTTTGGATCGCCTAGCGACATACGTAGCAGGCCCCGATCGCCCTCTTTCGATAGGTCGAGGCTTCCGACTACCGTGGTGTGATCGTCCGGTGTGGTGTAGGCTTCGAGGTGGGGGATTTGGGGAGCGTCGCTCATTGGATTAAGAACCTCGCTTGTTCAATATCCATTTTTGGTCCGATGTACTCGAAAACGGCGCATGGTCTTTGATGACTTGTTTTATTTGCTGAGCTTGTTTTGCTACATGGAGTGCAAAAAGAACCCGGCTTTTTGGTGCAAACCCATCTATCTGGTTTGTGCGAACGAATGAACGCCGGATGAGCTGGATAATTTCTGTATCGGAATCCGCACGCCGAATACGCTGCGCCGATTGTTTCGTTCAGCACAAACGCAAGCCCAAGCCCTTGATAATCCGGCAGAGTAACAACGCGACTACAACCTTTGATATTCTTTGCTTTCGGATGCGGTCGATGCAGAACTCCAGCGAACGCAGCGAGTTCGCCGTTTGTCCAAAGACCGAAACACCTCGCCGCAACGTGAAGATCGCGGCTCATATAGTGATACGGTGCGAATAATCGCCACGCCTCATAGGGGATTCTTGCCACTTCAACTTGTATTTCTGGCCTTCGTTGAAGCAACCTCCATCTAAATTCGCGTGTCGCCGGTTCAAATATCCAATCTGGTTGAAGCCACTCGATAACATCTGAATGACAAGTCACCGCCACAAGTTGCCGCTTGTTTTTCCTCACAAACTTCTGTACCGAGTGGCACGCGAATTTAGATGGAGGTTGCTTCAACGAAGGCCAGAAATACAAGTTGAAGTGGCAAGAATCCCCTATGAGGCGTGGCGATTATTCGCACCGTATCACTATATGAGCCGC